TGCTTGGATGGAAATCTCCAAAAGATACACTCCATGATTTCATCAAGCACGGTGTAACATATGTTTGACAAACCAACAGTTTTTTTAACTTTTTCCAAAATCCCTCTTGACAACTCATGAAGCAGGAAGTAAAATAATCACAATCTAAAACCCAATACCCCCAAAGAAAGCTATGAACGAGACAAAAAGTACTTGATCTCTTCTAAAGAGAGCCGATGGATGGTGAGAATCGGCGAAGAGCCTTGTATAATATCCCTCGAGAGCCCTTGTCGTGAACTGAGTAATGACAGGCGTTTCATTCACGTTACGAATAAGACTGCTAAGTACAATGTAGGGTGGTACCGCGAGACTTCGCCCCTATCTTCGAAAGAAGATAGGGGCTTTTTTTTACCCGCATTGGCTTGGCATAGAGTGAAATATCGGAGTGGTACCGCGTTCGCGCCTCCGCTGGCAGAAAAGCCGGCGGAGTTTTTTATTTCTTCATACGATCTTTTGGGGCGGAGTAGCTGATTATTGAAAGAGGTAGAAAATTATGCAGAAAAAATGGCTCAAAGGAATGGCAGCAGTTATGGCAGCAGCAGCACTGGCAGGTGCATTCGCAGGCTGCGGCGGAGATAAGAAAGCAGCTTCCGGCAGCGCAGATGCCGGCAAAACCGTAAAACTCGGTTTCATCACCGCCTATACCGGCCCTGGTGCGGCTTACGGCGTCGCTATGAAGGAAGGCACGGAGCTTGCAGTCGAGGAAATCAACAAAGATCCGAACACCAAGGTCAAGATCGATCTTAAGGTGTATGATACAAAGCTCGTCAAGAATGAAGCCATCAACGCTATGAAGAAGTGCATCGAACAGGATAAAGTCCTCGCTATCGAAGGCCCGATGACCACTGGCGAAGCGATGGCTGCCGACCCGATCGCCCAGCAGTCCAAAGTGGCTGTCTTCGGCACTGGCACCACCGGCCCGAAAGTCACTGAAATCGGCGACTATGTATTCCGTAATGCGATCCCAGGCAAAATGAACATCCCGCAGGTGGTAGAAAAAGCACAGAAAAAACTGGGCTTCAAGAAGATTGCTATCATGTACTCCAATAACAATGACCAGATGGTCGGTGAACACCAGTTCTATCTGGATGCCTGCAAGAAGCTCGGTCTCGAAGTCGTTGCAGATGAAACCTTCGCAGATAAAGATACCGACTTCTCCGCTCAGCTGACCAAGATCCAGGCAGCAAACCCGGATGTCATCGCGGTCGCAGGTCTCTATCAGGAAGGCGCTCTCATCGTGAAGAAAGCGCGTGAAATGGGCATGAACCAGTATGTTCTTGCGGGTAATGGCTTCAACAGCCCGGAATACATCAAACAGGCTGGCGAAGCAGCTGACCGCACCGTCGTAGCTACTCCGTGGAACCCGGAAAGAAAGACCGACAAGGCACAGAACTTCCGTAAAGCGTATGTGGCTAAATACGGACATGAACCGGATCAGTTCGCCGCTCAGGCATATGATGCGATGTATGTCCTCCATCAGGCAGTCGAACAGTCCGGCACCACCACCGATCGCAAGAAATTCCGCGATACCCTGGCTAAGATCAGCGACTTCGAAGGCGCTACCGGTAAATTTGCATTCGATGAAAACCGTGATCCGAAGATGGACCTCGCAGTCCTCGAAGTCAAGGGCGGCAAGTGGGTACCGCTCGGAGAATAATGGGAGACTCTTCCGTTATCCTCTGATGCCCATTCATCTTGGATGAATGGACAAACAGGTTCAGTGTCTTCAAAGGGGTCTGACGGATCCACAGAACCTGTGTATACATTGATGGTCAGCCATAAGGCATTCCATATCCGTGCTTTTTAGGACATAGAGACTTGGGCTGGCCATTTTTATTAGCGGGAAGGAGAAGGGGATAAAAGCGGCGGACACGGATCATAGGGGGCTAAATGACTTGCGTGATGTCATCAGCATATGGTCCGCCATCCCGTTCGTGCTGCAGAAACCCCGAATCTGTTGGATCTAAGCTCAGATCACCATTCACAAAAAATCTCAATACTCTACAGGAGGGCAATCATATGACAAATCAAAATGGGAATAGCCGCAGTACCTTTTCCGGCAAAATGGGGTATGTGCTGGCTGTCGCAGGCAGCGCTGTCGGCCTCGGGAATATTTGGAGATTCCCGTACCTTGCTGCAGAGTATGGCGGAGGCATCTTCCTCCTGACCTACCTTCTGCTGGCCGTCACCTTCGGCTATACGATGATCGTTTCTGAGACCGCGCTCGGACGTGGCACGAGAAAGAGTCCGGTCGGAGCTTTCCATCATTTCGGGAAGAGCGGCTTCTTTACCGCAGGGGGCTGGATCAATGCCGTCATTCCGATGCTGATCCTGCCGTACTACAGCGTCATCGGCGGCTGGGTCACCCGTTACCTCTTCGAATACCTCGCCGGTGATACGAAACTGCTTGCGACGGATACCTTTTTCGGCGCCTTCGTTTCTGACGGCATGGCGGCTGAATTCTGGTTCATCGTTTTCACCGCCGGCGTCCTTGCCATCATTCTCGCCGGCGTCAAGAATGGTGTCGAACGCGTATCCAAGATCATGATGCCGGTACTCATTGTGCTCGCGATCATGGTGGCCGGCTACTCCGTCACGCTGCCCGGCGCGTGGGCAGGCGTCACCTACTTCATGGTGCCCAACCTGGAACATTTTTCCTGGATGACGGTCGTTTCTGCGATGGGACAGATGTTCTACTCGCTTTCTGTCGCGATGGGGATCCTCTATACATATGGCTCTTACATGAAGAAGGAATTTGATCTGGAGCATGCGACCTTTCAGGTCATCGCTTTCGACTCAGGGATTTCGGTCCTCGCCAGTCTTATGATCATTCCGGCAGTCTTTGCCTTCTCCGGCGGCGATCCGTCAATGCTGAATGCGGGCCCGTCTCTCATGTTCATCACTATCCCGAAAGTCTTTGCCAGCATGGGGCTTGGTACCCTTGTGGGTGTCGTATTCTTTACACTTGTCCTCTTTGCTGCTCTTACCTCAGCGATTTCTCTGGCAGAAACCAGCGTCTCCACCTTCCAGGATGAATGCGGCTGGAGCCGTAATTTCTCGACCTTTGCCGTATTCATTCTGATGATCGTGCTGGGCTCTCTCTCTTCGCTCGGATTCGGCCCTCTTGCCTCCTGCACCATCTTTGGCATGGATATTCTTACCTTCTTTGATTTTCTGACGAATTCCATCATGATGCCGGTCTCGGCCTTTGCGACCTGCGTCCTCATCGTGGTGACTGTCGGCATCAAGTGGATCGAGAACGAAGTGAAGCAGTCTTCGAAATTCCGCTATGAATGTGTCTATGGTCTTTTCGTCCGCTTCCTTGCTCCGATCTGTCTGGCTGTTATTTTCATCTCCTCCCTTGCCAATGTACTGGGATTCATTCATATGTAGCAGATGAAATGTGATCCAAAGATCTTCCTCGCTTCTGTGTAAAACGACTATTAACAAATCTCTCATGTGGTGCTATAATACATAGTATCACATGGGGCTATAGCTCAGTTGGTCAGAGCGCTTCGCTCACATCGAAGAGGTCTCCGGTTCGAACCCAGATAGTCCCACCAAACGATTGTTATACGAACACTCCGCTTTAACAGGGTTCTGCAAAGCGGGGTATTCGTTTGCATAGTTATATCTGATTTCAAGCACATCACCACGCACGATGACCATGCGGACAAGTGTAGAGAGAAGTATTCTCCTATACTTGTCCGCCTTTTTTGCGTCCCTGCAAATAGACTTGAAGAAGAAACGTATCTTGTCTACTGTAAGCTCGCTCGACTTTCTGGCGATCTCCTGCTTCGCAAGCTCGCACTCTAAATCACGTAGTGTTTCCTCATTGTCATGCAGCGTCTTTGCTATAGCATCCGATATGATACCGCTCTCTACTGCCTTCACACAGTTATCTATTTTCTTCTTTACGTCCGCCATGCGTTTCTTCGTTGCTGCAATAGCAGCGTTTACGTCCGTATGCGTTTGAACCTCTACCGCCTGCCTTGCGATAGCTTCCACCGCCGCATCGCTCTCCAACAATCTTGTTGTTACGTCACACACCGTAGAATCGATTATATCAGCCCGTATCTGCGTTCTCTCGCAGGTACGGGTATTTCTGCGTTGATGGTTCGGGCAAGCATAGTAGTAGTAAATTTCGCCGCTTCTGGACGTCCCGCTAGTGCCTACCATGCGCTCGCCGCACTCTCCGCAGAACAATTTCCCAGATAACATATATCTCTCACCTGCTTTAACACGATTTACACGCCTTGCGTTCATAATTTTCTGCACCTCGTTGAAATCACTTTCAGAAACAATAGCAGGAACGGCACGAGGGCTTTCTATCCCACGCCACGAAAACTTCCCTATATAGTGTTTGTTCTTTAAGATGACGTAGATATTAGACATGCGGAACGGCTTGCCGCGTGCGTTGCGGTATCCACGTCTGTTAAGCTCCCTTGCGATGGTGGTTGTGCCGATCCCATCCAATGTCATTGAAAACACGAGTTTTACAATAGGCACTTTCTCTTCATCAAGCACCAGATGTTTTTCTGCGTCCAGTTTGTACCCAAGGGGAACGGTGCCGCCAGCCCATTTGCCCTCTAAGATGTTCTCCGTCTGCCCGCGTATGACGTTTTCTGAAAGCTCCGCGGAATAGTATTCAGCCATGCCCTCGATGACAGATTCAAGAAGGATGCCCGACGGATCATCGGCTATGTTCTCCATCGCTGACACAACCTTCACGCCATACTTCTTTAGTTTGTGTTTGTATGACGCACTGTCATAGCGATTGCGAGCGAAGCGGTTCAGCTTGTACACGATGACAACCTCAAACGCTCGCGACGCAGATTCTTTTATCATAAGCTGAAACTCGGGTCGCTTATCCGTGCGTCCGGTCAGCGCACGGTCGGTGTAAATCTTTAGAATCTGCATGTCATTTCTTCTAGCGAAGTCCTCGCATACCCTGATCTGTCCCTCAATGGATTCCTCTCTCTGCCGGTCCGACGAATATCTCGCATATATTACTGCTTTTTTCATGGCGGCTCCTACTCTCCAAAAAGAAAAAGGATCTTAATGTCAATGAAGTGCGATTGCCGATGCTCCCGACATTGATTTCGGGAGCATTTGAATGGTTTGGGCATAAAAAAATACCTCCTCCGAATGGAGAAGGTATCCGTACTGGCTCCCGTAGAAGTACCAGCACTCCCTATCTCCATTATAAATGCTTGTTCCAAAATGTCAAATCTAAAAAAAACGTCGCACATCGGCGGCGTAGTTTATATTAACGCAATTTTTCGGCATTAAAACCACCGATTCGTAACATTTTGTGCCGAAACTGCAATTTTATTGTAGAAAAATGTGCTTAGAAGAGACCCCTGATTTATCTTCTTCTGCTGACCTCTTCAATATATGACAGGATAAGTAACATAATCATGGCTTCTCCGCAATGTTGCAGCGTATATGCATGCCCCCATGACGCGAAATAAAGTGCATGATCTCTTCCTACCTTGTAAATGTCCCAAAACTTGTAGAACGGTTGGACGTATACCGCCAAAGCGAGATAGCCGGTGGGGATAATCAAGTCTTTTACCCCAATGGCAAAAAGTCTAACGGCAAATAGCACGCAATACAGAAAGGCAATAAACCGCATAAACGAAAACGTCCCTGGGGAAACTTCCGATGGCAGATAAAATAGGCAGAAAGGAATAAGCAATACCCCTATTTTTGCCATCAACGTATATCGAATATATTTGAAAAAACCAATTAAACTCATGAAGCCGCCTCCTCTTAAAGTGTAGCGTGCTATGTAACATCTATCGGCTCAGAAAGCCCGCCATGAGACGGACTTTCTTCTGAAACTAACGCCTATCCAGTTTTACCATACATGTCTGCTTTCTACTACTTTACCCATGATGCGGATCGGCAGCTGCTCGATCTGCTTATTAGAATAAAAATGCGGCTCATATACATCTTGATTAAACCCAATCAGCATAATCCCGTCAGCCTGTTTCTTTACCTGCTTTACGGTAGCTTCATCTCCATTGATTAAGACGATAGCAATATCACCGCTTTCTACATCGTCCTGCTTGTGAATGATAAGCAGGTCACCTTCTTGTATGCGCGGTTCCATTGAGTGTCCGATTACCTTCAAGGCAAACATCACACCTTTGGAATCGCCCTCGTTAATTTCTACCATTCCTTCGATATTCTCCTGTGCAAAAATTGGCGTTCCGGCAATGACGCGCCCAACGACCGGAATCTTAACGGTCTTCATTGTAGCCATATCCTCGCCGATAAACGCTAGTGGTGAAATATGTAAGGCGTCAGCAACTTTCCTAATTGTTTCTGCTTTAAGGGCGGATATTTCGCCAGATTCCCACCGTGATACGGTCGCGGTCGCTACTCCGACTTTCTGCCCTAACTGTTTCATTGTCATACCCATTTCAAGGCGTTTTTCTTTTATCAACTTAGCTTGAGGCATTTGCATGTCTGATACTCCTCTCTTATACTTAACCAACGTCTATATTATATATGAATAATTTCATTTACGCAATGTAATTTATGAAACGTGTGATGTTTTTTTACGTATGCGTATTGACTTACGCACACGTAACTGCTATAATATCATCAAGAGTTGAGAAAGGAGGAGTGACCTATCAACAGATTATTGCTATTATCCCATGTCGTGAAAAATGGGATGTCCGCAACGAGATTTGCTAAAGAAATCGGGATTACGTACCAGACGCTTTACCGTAAAATGCATGGTAAATCTCCGTTCATGGATTGGGAAATCGAGAAGTCAATGGAGCTCTTGCATCTCACTCCAGATGAAGTTTGTGCTATTTTTTTTGACACAAATGATTACGTGTACGTAACCCAAAATCGGGAAGGAGCAGACAATGGAAACCTTAATCAGATTCATTGCTGAATACGTCCGTGAGCATGAAGCGGAGTATGAAGAATGGAAAAAGGAGCAGGAAGAAAAATGAAAGCTCTCACTGCGTTGGTTGTCGCGGCGGTTCTTGGTACGGGGGCGTATATGAACCAGCCGACGACAGAAATCATCAGTTACCAGAAACAGGTCGAGGAGGGGGATACCCTCTGGGACATTTGCAAAGAGATCAGCAAAGATGAAGTCGATGTGAGACTTCTTGTCTGGCAGGCGATGAAAGATAACAACATCAAAGATGCAGGTGAATTAAAGCCAGGAACGGTTGTCGTTGTGAACGTAGAACGCACACGACGGTAAGAAAGGAGATGAAAGAGATGATAACTCTTAAACTCACGGAAGATGAATATAAATCGCTGCAAAATGTAAAAATCCCAAAATTTGCGAAGCTCCTAATTGAGCGCGGCGAGACAGTAAACAGCCTTAGCAACGCGACTGGGATTTCTCGCCCGACACTGTACAGGTACTACTACGGAGAGAAAGCAAAAGGCATCCAGTTTGATACGCTGGATGCCCTGTGTAAACACTTTGGCATGCCGGTGCAGGATGTTATCGAGGCTATCAGACCCACGCAGAAACAGTAAGGAGGGACACAAAATGAAAATTGAAAAGGGCAGAATGCTTTGGGGCGAAAGCCTTCCGTTCATCGCCGAATACGTGGTTGATGAACTGAAAATCGCTGATCACGATATTCTCGTTAAGAACATCGGGATCAAGGACCCGGTTCCCTGTGAGTACACCTTCATCATGAACGCGCACTTGGTGTCTATGTACTTCAAGACGGCAAAACATTACGGGCTTCAGTTGGTGGTCAAAGCACCAGGAAGTCTTGAGTTCTCCTGCGGCACGTTCGGAGAAGTCGTTGAAAACATTCGCTGGCTCGCAGCCAGTGAAGAAGAGGAGGTGGGCTAAATGAGCTGGGACAGATTCGACGAGGGCCTCTACGATGAAGTAGAGAACGACTATGAATGGCATTGTCTCTACGATGACCCTAACTATGAACCCGAACCCTGCGTCACAATGTCGGAGGAAGAGGCGGTCGAGGATTGGTTCAAAAACCATCCTGACGTTACCGTCATCACGAAGCACGACGATGGCAACCTCTACGACAGCAAGGGACGGTTTGTGTACGGATTTTGAAAGGAGTGTGACATAAATGAAACTTTGGGAAATCTCAAAGCTGATGAATACTGACCGATTGTTCAAGGTCAGTGATGACGCCTCTGTAGATACCGAGACTGGCGAAGTATTCGACAAAGAATACCTCGATAGCCTGCCGATGGAGCAGGAAGAGAAGAGCCGCAACGTGGGGCTCGTCATCAAGAACATGTCGAATGACATGGAACAGATCGAAAAAGAGATTAAAAGATTGACCGCGATGAAGAAATCCACGCAGTCGAAAATCGAAAGTCTAAAGTCCTACATTCTCACTTACGGATGCCCAGTCAAGGACGTAGCGGTCACCATCCGCTTCTCTAAAGGGCGTGAATCCGTAGAGGTTAAAAAGGACGCATACCTTCCTGACCGGTTCAGAAGGTACACGTGGGTTCCAAACAAGGCGGAAATCACGAAAGCCCTGAAAGAAGGGCAGAAAATTGCAGGGTGCCGATTGGTTAGAAAGCCGTCGGTGTCCGTGAAATGAGGTGAAAAACATGGGAAACATGACGAAGATGGTGAATGTCATCGCGAAGTTGCAGGTGGCAAAGAGCCACCAAAACAAATTTGGTGGCTACAACTACAGAAATGCCGAGGATATTTTGGCGGGGCTGAAACCTCTGATGGTTGAGTACGGAATAGCCGTACTCATCGGAGACACCATTGAAATGGTGGGTGATCGGTACTACGTCAAAGCGACGGTCAAGGTATACGACACTGAGGATGGATCCCTTCTCGCGGAGAACTCCGCCTATGCTCGCGAAGCGGCTATGAAGAAGGGCATGGACGAAGCGCAGATTACAGGTTCAGCTTCGTCCTACGCCCGCAAGTATGCGCTTGCAGGGATGTTCAACCTTTCCCCTGCCGCCGACCCAGATGAACTTGAACAGGGGGAAGAAGATAGGAAGCCTGCAGTGGAAAGGAAGTTCCCGATCGAGAAGGTCGTGGAAGTCCTTGCCCGTCACAACATTGATGCCGGAGACTTCGCAAGGTTGGTATGCAATGCGCCAAGCATCGCAGAAGTCTCGCCAAAGGTGGCAGACGCCATCGTGATGGACACGGAGCGTGCGGTCAATAAGTATATGGCACTCGATCAGGCACGACCACAGGGGGCTTAAATGAAGTGGGTGAACGCATTGGGGTACTCGCTCCAGCCTTGCCAAAAGCAGGGATGGAGCGTCCTGATCCTCCGCTTGATGACACCGCAGGATAAACTTGACAGAATCATAAAGCTGCTGAAAGGCAAGTTTAATCTTGTGCTGAAACGGTACGAGAAGCCCCGAAGCCTGAACGCTAATGCGTATGCATGGGTGTTAATGGACAAGGTGGCGAAGGCATTAGGGATCTCGAAGGAAGAAGTCTATACAAGGGCTATCAAGCAGGTGGGTACATTTGAGCCTATGAGTATCCGTATCACTGCCTACGAGCGCTTTAAGAGCGTTTGGGAAGGGAAAGGGCTGGGATACCAACTCGAACGCATTGGCGATGACGGAGTAAATGTTCAATGTAATGCTTACTACGGCTCATCCGTTTACAACTCGCGTGAGATGGCGCGGCTCATCGACTGGATTTTAGAAGAAGCGAAGAGCCAAGGCATCGACACGATGACGCCAAGCGAGCGAGCGCGGCTGATTGATGAATGGGGGAAAAATGGAAATCAAGAAGGAAAGTAAGAGCAGACTTTCCCCTTCGGGATACAAAAAAATATGTCAGATGGTGGACGAGAGAGCATCTCCCGAGGGCTATGTCCGCTGCGAGTGGTGCGGTAAGTCCGTAGGACGCTTTCATCATCACCACATCCGCTTTCGCAGCGCGGGTGGTTCGGACACACTGGAGAATTTGATTCTCTTGTGCGAGAACTGCCACGAAATCTATGCACATGGCGACAACGAGCGGAAATACCGCATCCTCTTCACGGACTGCCGGATGGATGCAGGGCAGATAAAAGCATGGAACGAAGCCCACAAGGATGAAGCGGAGAAGATTTACAGGAGGTTTGGCAAGTGAGTAAGAATTGGGACGTTTGCGACCAGTTGAATTACAACTTCATACCAGTACCGAAAGCATTAGCGATGGGATTCAAAAGCGTTTCCATCAACGCTAAATGGACGTATAGCCTTCTCCTCGATCGAATGATGGCTAGTAGAAAGAACGCTGAACGCTTCCACGACAAGAACGGCATGTATCTCTTGTTTAATCAGGACGAGGTCGCAGATCTGATCGGCGCAAGTAAGAGAACCGTCATCCGTATCTTCAAAGAGCTTGAGGACAGTGGTCTCATTGAGACAAAGAAGCAGGGCTTCGGAAAGTCGCAGAAGATTTACTTGCGAAAATTATCCGAACTTTCTGAAGTGGGTTCTGAAACAAGTTTCAAAAAGTCGTGTCAAAATGGCACTACGAGAAGTGACAAAATGGCACTACGAGAAGTGACAAGTTGTCACCATGAGAAGTGCCAAAATGGCACTACGATAAATGCCAAATTGTCACCTCAAGAAGTGACACCAGTGTCACCTCAAGACATGCCAAATTTGTCACCTCCTACTAAGAGTGATACTAACAAGAGTGATACTAACATGAGTGATACAGAGAGTAGTAGAAGTAGATTGTCTAACATAGCAGTTAATGGTTCAGTCGGAAAAACAACTCCAACTCCAGCTCAAAGCTATTTTGGCACTTCTGTAGTGACACCGACGCTAGAAAAAATTCAGGCGTTCGTGAAAAAAAATAACTTCACCTTCTCGCCGGAAAAGTTTTTCAACTACTACAATGCAGTCGGTTGGAAGATGAGAGGGATGCCGATTACGGACTGGCAATCCCTTTGCAGAAGCTGGCAGGCGAGAGAACGACCTGAAGCCAAACCAGAGATTCCTCACATCAAAGGTTACTTTGAGATGACGGAAGAGGAAAGAGAAGCCGCTAGGCGAAGGCAGGCAGAAAGGAACGGAAATGGACGAACGAGCGAAGGAACTTATAGCGGAGCTGATGGAGATCTCCCGTTCTAGCCCAAAGGAAGAGGCAGACGAGAAACCAACACGATTTCCCTGTAAGCGTTGCGGTGGCACAGGATGGATATTCTACCGCATGGAAGGCGTAGACAAGGCGTGCCGCTGTCCTGATTGCAGAGAAGTACGAGACATGCATTTCTACTTGAGGTCAAGCGGGATCAAGCCGGAGAATTACGAAGCGTTTACGATGGAACGATTCAAAACCGACAACATCATGGCATACGAGATGAAGAAGCTCGCACAGGGCTTTTTGAAAGACCCGAACGCCAAAGGGCTTGGATTCTTCGGGAGACCAGGAACAGGCAAGACGCACATCTGCATTGCCACCTGTCAGGCGATGAAACGAGAGCACCACTATTGGCAGTATCGCAGAGAGATACAGCGAATCAAGGCGGTCATGTACAAAAACTTAGATCGCTACGACGAGATGATAGCGAGGGTATCGCGGTTGCCTTGGCTTTACATCGACGACCTCTTCAAAGGGGCAATCAAGGGCAGCGAGATGCAAAGTCAAGACCAGCAAATCATGTTTGACATCATCAATTCGAGATACGTCAATCGGATGCCAACCATCGTCTCAAGCGAGTTTCCGCTTGACGAGATAACAAGAGCAGACGAAGGGATCGGGAGCAGGTTAAAAGAAATGCTCGAACCGTATGTATACACGGTTCACGGAGAAAACAGACGGCTGAAAGGGGCTTAGTTATGAAAAGGTTTGTGCTGGCTGACGGGGCAAAAGAGGAGATCAACAAGATTTTTGAAAAGGCGAGGGTCACGAAAAAGGAAGTAGCAGAGCTTCTCGATGTTTCGCCGATGGCATTCTACTACAAAATGCGCAGCAAAAGATCCTCATTCAGCGCGCAGGAGGTCAAAACGCTTTTAGATGCTTTCCCTGAAATCCAGAAGTCTTGGTTTAAGACGTATAAATACGGAGATCACGTCGATAAATGTGGAGAACGCATCAATAAATGTGGAGATCACGTCACCGCGAAAAGCGTTACTCCAACCGCGATCGAGGTCAAACGAATTTCAAATGGCTATGAAGCGCAGTTCACAGGAATAGACGGGAAGCTACACAGTGCCTACGGAAAGACGGAACTGGAAACGAGAAAGAAGGCGGAAGAACGAATGGCGTCGATAACATGCCCGAAGCAGGAAAAGGTGCCGGACGATAAAGCAGGCATCAACATCAGCGGCGATGAAGCGATGGTGCTTCTTAATCAGCTGATGCTCGACCTCCGAAACGGAGCAGTTAGCGAAGCCGATAAACCAATTCTGAAATCAATCTACATGCGCCTTGCAGTGCAAATCATCTGAGAATACGCTTATTTGCCCTCTAAAGGAGTTCGCGAGGCTTGCATGATAGATTTATCGAATAGATGGGGCGAAGCCCTGAAATAGCGTTATAGAGCATTTACGAAAGGAAGCAAAAGATGGAACTTTGTATCAACCGTGTGATGTTGCTTGGCAAAGTCGGGAGAGACCCGAAAATGATTATGACGAAGAAAGGCTCGGCGATGGCGAACTTCTCCGTCCAGTGCGTCGAGAGATACCAGTGGCAGGGCGAATGGCATGAAAGAAGCGCATTTATCCCGTGCGTAGCTTTCGGCAAGACCGCAGAACTTATCGGGAACAGCTGCAAAGCCGGATCGGATATTTTCGTGGAAGGGAAAATCAACGTCAGGAGCTATGAGCAGAACGGCGAGAAGAAGTGGGTAACAGAAGTTAATGTAGACCGTGCAGAGGTCGGGGCGATGGCGCAGCAGCCACAGGCAGCTAACAGCCAGTGGGGCGGATTTGGTTCGCAGCCGCCAAAAGGAAACTTCGGGCAGTTCGGCGAGGAAGTATCGCAGGAAAACATTCCATTTTAAGAAGGAGGAGCTATGAGAGTTTATACATCGGACATTATCGAAGAAATGAAGGGAAATGAGTTCGGTTATTCACAGGTATGCGTGAATAACATTGTGAATATGTTCATTGGCAAGCTGATCGGGCATGTGAAAAGAGGTGATGAAGTCGTCATTAGAAATCTTGTACGGTTCAAGACGGTTGATATCAACGAAAGAACCTTCCGTTCTTGCCTCGACGGACGCGAACATGTCGTTCCTGCACATCAGAAGGTGACAGCGAAAGTATCCCCGAGTTTTAAGAAAGCGTGACGTGATGAACAGGGCAATGAGGTTTTGCGGATGCGCCGCAAACTTAGGAAGGTTGAATTTAATGCGAGCGGCGTACCTGGCACACATGCAGTACAGCGAATTTAACAGGCACATGGAAGAGCTTGGAGCAACGGGGAAAACCGTTGTGGATGGTGCCGTAATCGAAAAATGTGAGAAATGCGGACAGGCGGTGGTGGAAGGCGAAGGGCATCATTGCCTTCTGCCACGCAAACATTCTGATTGCGGCACGGCAAGTAACGCGGTCAGAGGTATCGAAAAGACATGTGAGTATTGCAGGAAAGACTACAGGACGATACAGCAAAAACGCGCTAGGTTTTGTTCAGAATCTTGCAGAGTGAAATCAAGAAAGTTTAAGGAAACAGAAAGTGTAGCGAGGGAAATGAATTTGAAATTCGCGTACATTTTAATGAAAGCGACGTATCGAAAGGACGAGCTTATCTGTAGAGATGAGATGGGATTTTTCGACAAGCTGGAAGATGCGATTAGAGCGTTCGAAGATTGTGTCGATGTGGCCGAGTGGCAGAACGACACAAAGAAACGTAGCCGCACGAAAACGAACGAAGTCGTAAAAATCAAGGTTGAACGCGGAAAGAACATAAACTACATCGAGGATTTCGACCTGAAAATCAAGGACGGGAAAACAAAAGCGGAAATCTGGATCATGGAAGTTCCGATTGGAATTATCGTTCCGATGCAGATCAACGGCGTAAGCATGACAGAGAAAAAAATCGAATTAGCTAGAAAGTGGAGGAACAAGAGAAATGACAATCATCGTTAATGGAGTAAAGGCATACATCAATCCATCTGTAGTTGATATCATTGGCGGGAAGCTCGAAGTTGACGGATCCGTTATTAAGGCGAAGCTGACAGACGACGAACAAGACGATGTTATGCACGCCTGTGAGTATGACGGCGCAGCTTACATTACAACAAATGATTAAGCTGACATATCGAGGCAGGCTCCCGTCCACGAATGACCTTATTCAGCTAAACCGCACAAACAGGTTCGCAGGTGCGTCAATGAAAAAGACGTACACGAGAGAGCTTGCCGAGACATTCAGGGCGCAGACATGCGAGAGTTTTACCGAGCATGTCACATGCACAGTAAACTTCTATGAAGATACCATGCGCCGCGATGACGATAACGTCATCAGCGGATGCAAGTATCTTTTGGACGGGCTAGTGACAGCAGGCATCATCAAAGACGATAGTCCAAAATACCTGCACCTGAAAGCAGAACGGTTTCAAAGTAAGCTGCTTGTCGATGGGAAGAAAGTACCGTACATCACGATTAAGATCGAGAAAAGCGACGTTAAAGATTACACGTAAGGAGAAGAAAATGGAAGAATTGAAAATTTACGGGAAATACAAAAAGGAAGACGGCAAAAAGATCATGCGCATCATCAATGAAATCAAGTTGAGAGGGATGCAGCTCGCACGAATTGTTGATGAGAACGATATGCCGATCATCGTCAACATCATTGCAGGTCGCCTTCTTCAGTATTCCGTCGAGAAAGGGATCGAAAGAGGAGACAAAATGATGGGAGAAATTGAGGATAGATTTCTCCACGGGATGATGATGGTCGAGCGCGATAACACGCTCATGACAGTAGAAGAATTTTGGGGAACAGCCGAAGTCAAAGATGCAGGCTTCGACAAGATCGCCATCCAGAACAAAGATGGGTTGATCCTGTACTACGCAGACAGAAGCGCAGGCATCCCCGAAAAATTCAAGAATGCACCCGTAGACCGTATGTACTTTAATGATGACGGGGAATTAGTTATTACCTTAGCGAGGTAGAAATGATAACGCTTGGGAGTTTATTTGACGGTATCGGCGGATGGCAGCTTGCGGCTGTGAGAAACGGCGCAAAGCCGCTTTGGAGCAGTGAGATCGATCCATTTCCGGCAAGCATTACGGGAAAGCATTTCCCAGACACTATTCAGTTGGGTGATGTAACCAAAATCGACGGCGCGGAAATTGCGCCAGTAGACATCATCTGTGCAGGAAGTCCCTGCCAGGATTTATCTATTGCCGGAAGACGGGCAGGACTTGAAGGGGAAAGGTCAAATCTTTTCTATCAGGCAATGCGGATTGTGCGAGAAATGAGGGAGAAAACGAATGGAGTATATCCAAAGTTCTTTGTTTGGGAGAATGTCACAGGTGCATTCTCAAGTAATAGAGGGCGTGACTTTCAGTCTGTGCTTGAAGAAATCGGACAGACCGATATTCCAATGCCTGCTTCTGGACGATGGGCTAGAGCCGGAATGGTTAGAAGTAAAGACTGTGGAATCGCATGGCGAACGCTCGATGCTCAATTTTGGGGCGTCCCCCAACACCGCGAGAGAATCTTCCTTGTCGCAGGTTTTAGAGGATGGGGGGGGGTACGTACAGGTACTCTTTGACACCGAAAGCGTGCGCGGGAATACTTAGACGAGTTAAGGCAAAAGGGAAAAAACTTCCCGAATTGCTGGAAGCCGTTCTGAGAAGGCAGGCGCATGATGGAGACTGAAATTTTCCCTACGAAAAGCTATACCGAGATAAAACAGGGGCTTCCCGCAAGTACGCTAAAAGCGGTAGGTGGATCATATGGAGGAGGAAGTGAGAACTACATTGTGGAAACAAAGATTTACGAGAATCATCGCAGAGACGCGAGATATGGGGAAACGGAAACCGCTCCAACATTGACAGCGCAAATGGGAACTGGCGGAGGGAACGTGCCGCTGAAAATCGAAAAAGGCGTGTGTTTGTGCCAGGGAACCGGAATGTCAAGAAATGGTCCGATCTGCAAAGAGAAAACGGCCTTTACGCTGACGAGCGTCGATAGGTACTGCACGGTTGACGATGTTTACATAACAAGTCGCAGAAGTGACCACGCAACAAAAGTTAATTCAGCTGCGTTTACGCTATCTTCGTGCGATTACAAAAGCCCTCAATCGGTATTAACTGGAGAAGCGTTCGTTCGAAGACTTACCCCGCTCGAATGCGAGCGATTGCAGGGACTTCCTGATAATTGGACGGAAGGCGGAAGCGATTCTAAGCGCTACAAAGCGATCGGGAACGGTATGGCGCAGCCATGTGCGGATTTTGTAATAGAAAAATTGGCGGAAGTATTAAGAAAGGAGCAATAGCATGATGCATTTCAGTCAGCTTGTAAGTACTATGGAAAACCCAGTCATAATGATTGCGGTAGATGAGAAGATTCAGTATACAGGAGAGTTATTTAATTTGCCGTTCTGCCGTTTTCGTGAGTGGCACGACTTCAAAGTGGTAGATGTAATGCCGATGTACGCAGAAGAAGAACAGAAACCATTTTTGCGAATTGAGATCGACTACGCAGGAGGGAAGAAATGAAAGAGGAAATCAAATTCAGGTTAGGAGATAGGGTATATGCCCCATTTCATGGTTATGGTGTTGTAACAGCAATACATGAGGATGCTTGCGTATATCCGATTGAAGTAACATGGGATGACAGTGGGTTAAAAAATATGGAAGATGTCAACACATTTACCGCAGACGGGCTTTTATCAAAATACTATGCAAACACTGACACCATCCTTACCCTAGTTAAAGGGAGTCATAAAAGGAATAGGAAAAAAGAGATGGCTGCGTCTAACTATAAAGTAGGCGATAGGATCTGGATCACTAACCTTGAACAGGGAACCATTGTACGATTCTGCCCTAACGAAGAAACCTGTATCGTCAATTCTGATTTTGGCGGGGAAGTAGAAATGAGGATTGATGCCCTTGAGAAGGCCGAATATACTGCCGTAAATCCATCTTATTATCAGGTAGAAGGTATTCCAGAAGCCATTGAGATCATGAAGCATCTCATGACTAAAGAGCAGATGGAAGGCTTTTTATGGGGAAATATCCTCAAGTATGCCTATCGGTATGGGCGTAAAGGTGACAAGAAAGAAACCGCTGGAAAGATTGAGTGGTATGCAAATAAGTTGAAAGGGATTAGTGGAACAGATGAATAAGGATATAGTGAACCGTTATGGGGCTTTGGCGAATTGTAACATCGCTAAAGAAGAAGCCGCCGAGCTTATTCATGCGATTTCAAAGTTAGAGCGAGCAACAATTCCGGGGTACTACAAGACGGACACAACGCCGGAAGATGCGTGGGACAATCTCATTCAGGCGGTTGCGGACTGTCAGAACGCACTAGACAGCCTTGTTTATAGGCTTGGGCTTGATAAGTCTGCCATTCAGCAGAAAATAAAGGAAGCTGATGAAAGGACAGAGCGGCTTTATGGGAGGAAGATATGAATTGGAAAAAAGAACACAGCGGATCCTTCGACATGTGTTTCTGTAATTCGGATTGTACAAACAAATCATGCGACAGATGCAAGAAAAGCAAGCATTTTGAAGCACTACAAGAATACATGAAGCGGCATCCGTACTATTGTTATGCGGTGTCTGACTTTAGTTATAAATGCGAGGAGTACAAACATGAGTAAAGCAAAAATGCTGCCACTCGACGATCTGATGGAGCAGATGATTATCAGCGCGGAAAGATACGCATTAGGACGCATGACGTATACCGTTGGCGACACGGTTGGCTTCATCCTTCCACTGGTGCCGTCCCTGACCACGCAGACGCTTAGAGCGTTAGAAATGGACTTCCAGCGCGTAGAAAGCGAAAATGAGAGACGCTCCGATGATTTTGCCGGGATGGACTTCGACCTTTGGGGGATGGAGCAAGACAAGGAGCAGTGGTTTAGAATGCGGAAGTCGGTTAAATCGGAACTCGAAAGGAGAAGCGAGAATGAAGCTTAGAAACTTGATCGGGATTTTGACGACAAAAAATTATGAAGGTATCGAAATCTACGACGCTGAGGAGGTCTGGCAAGAGCGCGGCAGGCTGCTTTATGCTCGTAGGTGGGACGACAGAGCCGTTCAAGAGCTGCCCGACGCCCTGCTTGATAGAGAAGTCGCCGCGATTTACGGCGACTTGGACTATACTCGCTGCATCGATGACATTTTCGATACGCCTGACGCCGTAACTGTCATTGAATTGAAAGGAGAAGCAGATGGAAACAAGTCTGTATAACTGCATCGAATACGTTTCGACCCTGATTGTTATTTTAGTTTTGGGTTTGTACTACATGTATATCAAGGGAGGCAGATGATGAGAGATGAGCTTCTAACCGTGGCTATCGCGACCTGCACGTTCGTTACGGCATGTTTTGCAGGTATGTCTTTTTACGTGCTTCGTGACATTCTGAAAAAGACCGGGGCTTTCGTTGTGATAGTCCCGGACGCGAAGGAGGATAATCATGAGAAAGTTTAGAAGATTGAATCAGTGTATCGAAACGGAACTTCCGCGCCGGGCAACAAAGCATAGCGCAGGATACGATATTCATGCCGCCGTATCGGCAGAAATCAAGCCAGGAGAGAAGTATGTAATCCCTACAAATACGGCAGTAGAAATGGGCGAAGATGACGTCTTACTCATCTTCCCTCGCTCTAGCTATAGCATAAAGTTCGGGCTGGAGCTTGTTAATTCCGTGGGAGTGATTGACGCGGATTACAAGGATCAGATTTTAATCTGCTATCGGAACACTGGGGATGAACCATTTTTCATCAAGCGTGGGGACCGCATCGCGCAGGGTGTTTTCGTCAAGTTTCTAAAGACGGACGATGACAACGCGAGCGGAGAAAGGAACGGAGGCGTGGGATCCACCGGTGTATGACCTTGGAGAAGGGGCTTTAAGGTCGGTGAGGTGGCACATCGCTAATTATCACAACATCAGAAAGGCAGTTTATGAAAAAAGATTAGAAATGAAACGGAGAAGCGGCGCGCCTGAACGACGCTCGCAGGGATTCGTGTCCGATCCCACGCAGACGGAAGCATTGAAAAACCTCACGCCATTGCGAATGGTAACTATCTCAGGCGGTGAGGTTCAGAAGCCGGAAACGTGGCTCGCAGCGATTGATAAAGTTATGAACATGTTGGAGCGTCACGATCAGCGCATTATCGAAGTATCGTTCTGGGAACATCACACATGGCAGGCGTCCGTAGACGCATTGCATATGGACAAAATGACGTATTATCGACGCCGTGACAAACTCATGACACTATTCGCTATTGAGTGTGCGGCGAGAGGGCTAATTCGTATTTAGAGCAAAATAAAAGCGGTTATCGTTCTGTGGCGATAGCCGCTTTTATTTTTTAGCTTTTTCCCTTTACTTCGCGTTCGAGAGCCGCTTCAAATCCATAATAGGTTTCTAAATCGTGATAGTCAGGACCAGCGATTAGTTCGATAGTCTCTAAAGTTTCTGGATCCATCCCCTTCATCATCTCATCACAATGCTCCATGCAGGCGAAGAGATTTCTCCACCATTCATAAGTTCCTTGTGGCATTTGTGCTTCTGCGTCGTCTCCACTATTCCACAATGAATCGACGTTTTCATCATCATACACATACTCGCTTGCCAGATCCTGTGGGAAGTCTGTTTCGCTTTTCTGAATGAGGTATTCTAAATCTTTAATCTCTCCAGTTTCTTTGATTTTTACTTTCATTATAAGATCTCCTTTCAAATCAGAAAACCAACCTAATAATATTATACTCACTGGACGTGCTAATTTTAGTCAATTCAAAATGGGAAATTCTGCTTATTCCCTTCTGATACGCCCGTTTCTGTGACCAGCACGGCGACGTCCTCCTTTCCCTGCTTCTTCTAACAAGAATTTGAAGGCAACGCAGGCGAATACGACATACAACAATTCAAACCAGCCCATAAAATCATCTCCTTCCATTTTAATATAAGTAAACTTAGATGGGAAGGGGCTTTTCAAGGATGCCCCTTTAGAACCTTTATTCCAGACCTTCGGGATTGATCCAGATGACAAGTTGCGGTTTTACGTCGAAACCGACGGAATACGTATTGGATTCGTCGGGGTCATTGTCTCCGCCGAAAGACCAACGTGAAAGATCTGTATCAATCCCTAAAACTTCCGCGTTTTCCACCACGTCAGTGCGGAGCTTGTTGGCGGCGCAGAAGTTGCCTAAGACGCCGAAAGCCGAGCCAACACTCATATCAAGTTCGCCGTGTCGAACGCCGATAAATACCTCGTTTTTATGCGCAGAATCATCAATAACTCTGAGCAATTCAATCAATTTCATAATAAATCCTCTCTTTCCCCAGTTTTCACTGGAATAACAAATAAACGGAAGTGGGATGGAGCTGATATACGGTTCAGCCCCTCAGAAACCTTTAAATATTGCCGCGCTCACGAAGGCTTGTGTAGATGCCGTCTCCGATGATTACATGGTCGAGGACTTCGCAATCAATGAACTTTGCCGCTTCTGCGAAGTTTTTTGTGAGTTCTATATCTTCTTTAGACGGTTCAGGATAGCCGGATGGGTGATTATGCACGAGGATTAAGCCGTAGGCTTTATATCTTATTGCCCACTTCATCGCTTCTTTTACGTCAGCAGGTGCGGCGTTTAATCCGCCGATGCTGATTTCTTTCCAGCCGATTAGCCGGTTTTTAACATTCGTGTAGGCGACGCAGAAATGCTCCTGCGTCTCATGACGGAGCCGCTCCATGAAGAAGCGGGAAACATTTTCAGGGTTTCCAAAGTTTTCGCGATTCCGCTTGTCATATGCAGAATCGAGACGCTTTCCCAACTCAATAGCCGCCGCTACTTTGATCGCCGCCGTTTTAGTCAGTCCGGCAGATACTACAAAGTCTCTCCAATCGGCGGATGAAAGCGCGGCGTATTCGCCGCCGTAAGCGTCCACACATTCGCGGACTACGTTCCCTGCTTTCGTCAGGGACTTTTCAGCGTCACCGCCGATGATAATCGCGAGCAGGTCGTACAGACTTGCGATTTTTTTACTTTCCGCAAAGCGGTTCACTGGAAAATCTTCCTCCATAAGTTTCATTTTCATTCTCCCTTCCGGTGGAATGTTCCACCGATAACGTACATATCTATTGATGTGTCCATTTCCGCGTCTCTGATGATGCGGCTAACGTCGGCACGGCTGATGTCGAAGGTTTCCCAATGGTCCATGAAGCGGAAGCCATGGAAAACGTAGTGGACGGATACCGTGGTCATTTAGTCCACCTCATCTCAGGACGACTTCTGCGTCACCCATGCAGTCGAAGCCCCAGGCGGACGCAAGCTCGCGGCATGCTTCTTCATAATCGAGGAAGTGGGCAGTAATGCCATCTGCACCTGTGAACGGAACGACAATTGTAAGGTCGGGGCAAGAGAAGTAACCATAGAAGTCGGCGGCTTCTTTAGCGAGAATTTCCGCAGCGTCAGCGGATTCCGCAGTGACAACGAGTGCGCCTTCGTATCCAGTTCCGTCAAAAAAAGATACTTTGTAATTGTTCATTTTCTTGCTTCCTTTCTTCCCCTGCGGGGAACACATAAAATTTATGGTGGGGTGGGACTGATGTGGCTCAGTCCCCGAGAAGCCGTGCAGCCTTATTTTGCTTCCTCCTTTTCGAAAGTTTCGCGAAGCATATCGCAGTTGTCAGCGGTGTACGCGATTTTAGTCGCGATGTAGTCAAAATCTGGGCCATGCTTCGTGCTGCGCTTTGCGTCTCTCTCGAGGTCTGCCGCTATGTCGCGGAGAGTTTCAGCTACTTCGTTAAGTCTTACGATTTCAGCGGTTAATTCGAGTTCTTCGTCTACTGTCATGATTTACCTTCTTTCTCCGCCGTTCGGCGGAATCCTGCGTTGTGTTCAACGCTTGTTTGATGTTGATTACATGATACAACAGTTAAGCAGTGTTGTCAACAACAAAATTGAGTAAAACGCGAAGTTTATGAAAACTTTATACTTTTGACAACATGAAAACGTTGTGATAATATAGAGAAAATGCCGATAATATCGGAAGAAAGGGGGTGTGAGATATGGACGACAAAGCATTGTATCTGTTTATAAAGTGCAGACTGCTCGAGAGTAAGACGAGCGAAACAAAATGCGCTGAGATGATAAACGTCAAGCAGCAGAATTTTAATAGACGACTTCGGGCGGGAACGCTTCGCGCGTTAGAGCTGGTCAATCTGCTGAATGCGCTCGGATATCGTGTTTATGCGGAGAAAGACGGCGAAAGAGTAGAGATTAAGTAATACATATATAAGAAAGCCCCCGATCTTACGGTCAGGGGCTATTTTATTCGATAAAGTCGGGAAAGTTTGCAGAATTATGCGAATTTATCGAGGGAAAACGTGGTATAATAATAATGTAAAGTGGTATGCGCGAGAAGAAAGTCGCATACACAAGAAGTAAAGCGTCTAGCGAAGCGTCTGATGATGCATCGCCGGGCGCTTTTTGCGTGCAGTCAGTCCAAGACGGAGCGAGCAGAAGCGCAGGGCAAGCAGAAGCGCAAGAGCTTGTATGTCGTGGTGGACGATCGGAGCGAACGGAACACAAGAGCTTGTAAAAGATGGCGGAGCTTCAGAGGACGGAGAGCAGAAGGAGAGGTGAGAGCAGATGGCGGCATGTAGATACAAAGCATGGGAAGCGGAAGATAAGCTCGAGCAGATACGGAAATGGGTTAAAGACGGCTTGTCGGATGCGCAGATAGCGGAGCGAATAGGGATAACAAAGTCGCTACTCAGTAACTGGCGGAGAACTCGACCGAGGATTAGAGCGGCGTTAGTGCGTTTAACCCTGATAGACGGAAAGCATGTAGACAAGCATGACATAGCTCCAGGCGGAAAGCGGAAACTCAATAACGTACAAGAGCTGAAGGTAAAGATAGACGGCTGGATAGCTGATTGTAAGAAGACAGATACACCGATGACAAAGAGCGGACTATGTTTGTGCTTGAATATAAGTAAAGACACACTGAATGCGTATTTACATAGTACTAGTGCTGATACTACGGTTTACTCAAAGTCCGAGATTGACGGAGAACTGCACCCTGTCAGCGTTGCCGATTTACTAAAACGAGCGGTCCTAGCGATCGAGAATAGCTTGGAACGTCGTATGATTAGCGGCAAAGGAAACGTCGCAGGCATCATCTTCGACCTGAAGAATAACCATGGATATGCTGATAAGTCCGAAGTAAGCACAGTGAATACTAATGCTAAGGCGGTATCTGATGAAGATATCGACAAGCGTATCGCAGAGTTGATGAGTAAGTCCGAGGTATTCCGCCGGAGTAGTTGAGATGATAGGTTTATGCAGGTTTATGCATAAAAGTATCATACAAGCACGGCGATCTATCTTACTTTCTGCATAGTCATTCAGAATGGGCAGTATTCCATGCTATCTCCGGCGGATGAGCAGGCTATATGAGTTAGCAATGGTCATGGGCAGGTAGGCTATGCGGTCATGGGTAGGCAGGCATGGGCATGGCGTCCGTCATGGGTCATGGGTATGGGCATGCGTCCCATGGGTGGCTGGCTATGGGCGTGGGCGTGCGTGGGGCATGGGGTGCCCGTATGGGTGGTAGGAGTCCCATGGCTATGGCAGGGGGAGGGGGCGAGTGGGGTCCCCATACAAAGGAATCTATTAAATGTATACCACAATCTGGAACTCTAAAGAATCAAAAGGAGTCCCTACTCCGATCCCATAGAGCCGCATGGTTCATCAGATTTCGCAAAATGCAATTTCCCGAAAAATAATAAAAAAAATAAAAAAAGAGGTGCAAACATGACGCAAGGTATTAAATTCATCGAAACATACGAACATGACGATTACTGTAGCCAGCTGTATGATGCAGTCAGCGAATACGAATCGCAGGGCTATACGGTAGAGATTAAGCCTCAAGTAGAAATAGAAGCCGACCATGACGAATTTAGCGGAAACGTGAAAGACGCAAAACACCTGTACACAGCACTTGTGATTGCGAGCGACAAGAAAGCAAGGAAATGACAGAAGCATTTCTTGTGTATGGGTTGACGGTGGTTTTCCTATTGGTTTATTCAGCTATAAGGTGAACATATGCTAAGCAGGGCGGAAAAAGAAGAGCTTCTCACATTGATGGAGACGAAGGCATGGAAGAATGACCCTTGGGCGTTCATCCGTGGAGCTTGTCTCACGATGGATGAAGCTGACGAAGGGAAGGTAAAGAACTTTCCTGATAAAGAATACTTAAAACGCATCTGCTATCTGGCAGAGAACGAGAAGATTCTTTGTATACCAAAATCAAGACGTATGATGATGACTTGGTGCTGTCTTGCTATATGCTTATGGGAAGCGATGTACAGGGAGAACCAAACCATATTCATACAGTCAAAGAAATTCGACGATTCAGCCTATTTAATGGGCGAAAGCCGATTCATGTTTATGTACAACAATCTGCCGCATAACCGCCACCACTTCCCTAAGCTAGAGAAGAAGATAAGCTCCGAGAAAGGTTACAGTTTTCTTCGATTCAGCAATGGAACGACAATCTTTGCAGTCGCGGAAGGTGCTGACCAGCTCCGACAATACACTGCATCGCGTGTGTATTGCACAGAAATGGCTTTCTGGGACAACGCAGAAGAAACATGGATGGCTCTTAGACCTGTTATTCAAGGCGGTGGACGTATCCTCATCGACAGTTCAGCAAATCCCGGCTTCTTCTCGAAGATAGTCAACGAAAACATTAACGGGATTGAAGATGAACAGTCGATAGAGAAGCACGAAGAGATTAAAGGCCTCACAGAATACAGGAGAAACGGGGCTTACATTGCGAGGGTTCACTACACTGCCGACCCGGACAAGCGAGACCCTGAATGGATAAAAGAGCAGAAAGAAGGCTCTACTGCCGCAGGGTGGGAGCGAGAATACGAAATCAACTGGGACGTATCGCTCGAGAAGCCCTATTATCCAGAGTTTAGATACGACTACCATGTAGCAGGAAGCCCATTGAGACCAGACAAGCGGAGACCCTTAGAGCTAGGCTTCGACTATGGGCTTACTCCTGCTACCATCATCTGTCAGACAACAGCAAAGGGGCAGATTCTTGTTCTTAGAGAGTGCCAGTCATGGGATGTTGGCATGAGAAACCACGCCAAAGCTCTGAAAGCTGATTTAGCGGCATACTACTATGGATTCTCGCTGAATTGTGTAGGCGACCCGGCAGGCAATCAGCGTTCACAGGCGGATGAAAAGACTGCCAATCAGATACTTAGAGATGATTTTGGATGGTATGTTCAGCCGGGAGCATTGTCGCAGACAGAACGTGCAGAAGCCGTGCGGTGGTTCTTGACCAATATGACGAGCGATGGGAAGCCGATGCTTCTGATAGACCCGTCATGCACATGGATCATAAGAGCCTTGACCGGGGGCTATCACAGAAAGAAAGTAGGAGAGAGACTTCTTGATGAACCTGACAAGAATGAATACTCGCATATCATTGACTGCCTTGCTTATGTCTGTGCAAGGATATATGCACAGACGAAAAACCCATGGCAAAAAGCATGGCAGGATGCACGCAAGAAAGGTCGTATCCGTAAATGGGGGAAGATGTAATGGAAGCTAATGCAGTCATGGCTCTTGCCCCAAAGGGCGATGAAGTCAGCATAAAGACGCTAAAGAAGAAAGAAATCGACAAAATCATGAGGGCGGTAACTGATGGCAAGCAAGCCGCCAACGACTACTACAAGTCCTCGATTGAGCCGAAAATTCTTGAAAGAGAAGAAATCTACAACGCCACCAAAGGTCACTATAGGAAGAAGTTCGCACGGCTTTCTGAAATGTCTGACTGGGTATCAAGGGACGTTAAAACCTCCATTGACTGGATCATTCCACAGGTCATGGAGGTTTTTACAGGTTCAGATAAACCAGTCAGCGTGCAAGCTCGCAACATAGATAAGACCGATGCCGCGAAGAAAACAGAAATGCTGATTCAGTATCAGCTTGACACAAAGAACGACTATACCACCTTCTGCAATGATGTTTGGGCAGATTCGCTAAAACTTAACTACGGCGTTGCCAAGGTTTGGTGGAAGCACGAAGAAGAACATGTACCGATGCAAATCATGATTAGCCCGATGGACTATGAAATCATGAATCAGCTTTCCAATGCCGCTGCCGCAGGTGATATAGAAGTAACAAAAATCAAGAAGGTGGACGGCGGTTATTACAATGTCGAATACAACGAGATTCGTGTGACCGACAATTACCCTGTAATCGAAAGGGTGCCTCCGTCAGAGTTCCGATTCACGCCGGATGCATCATCCATAAACGAGTGCAAGTTTGTAGCACACAGAAAGATTGTAAAAGGGGACTACCTGAAACGCAGAGAGCGTGACGGCGTGTATGAAAACGTGGATGAAGCGTTGAAGAACGCAGGGGACACCAAATACACGCAGTACGACACCACGCATAACAGGGGACTTTCTACAAAGAGCTATCAGCTTACAGACGCGGATAATGCGTCCAAGGACGTAGAACTCTATGAGTGCTATGTAGACGTAGACTACAACGATGACGGGATTTACGAAAAACTCATCGTTCACACGGTTGGCGATAGCGAAGTGCCGCTCAAGATACAGACGAATAACTTCAAAAGAGTGCCGTTCTTCGTGAACTGCTCCGAAAGAGACCCGCAGGTCATCTTTAACGAAAAATCAGGATTTGCCGATGTTGTAGAACAGCAGCAGGACTTAAAGACAGCTGTCATCCGTCAGATGATAATCAACATCGCAAGGTGCAACAGCCCTCAAATGGCATTTGACCAAGCAAACGTAGACGTAGAAGCCCTTCTTGATAATGAAGATTTAGTCCCTACTAACGGGATGCCAGGAAACCTCATCTACCCGATTTCTACGCCGCCAATGAGTTCGGCAACAATGAGCCTTGTAGACTATGCACAGAATGAGATTGAAGCGCAGACGGGCTCAACACGGTACAATCAAGGGCTTGATTCTGAATCCTTAAACAAGACCGCAACAGGCATCACGAGCATCATGGGGCAGGCGGAGAAGCGGCAGAAAAACATGGCGCGCCTGTCTGCCGAGAACTTCTTCAAACCTATATTCCGCTTCTTGATTCAGCTCAATCAGCAGTTCGGCGATTCCGAGCAGATGATTAGAGTTGGAGACAAGAACATATCTATCTCCAGCGCAGACGTAAACGTGGACTACGATCTTGTGCTTAACGTGGCGCAGGGAGCAGGGACGAAAGAAGCGCGTATCAACTACCTGATGGTACTCATCAATCAGATATATCCAGTATTCGCACAGCAGGGAATTGTTGATGAAAACAGTTGGTATGTAGCAGGCAAGACGCTTCTTGAAGAAATGGGACTGACGAACGCCGAAAAGACGCTGATAGACCCGGCAAGCGAACAATTCAAGCAGGCACAGGCACAGAGACAGCAGTCTCAGCTTGCAATGATGCAGGCACAGCAGCAGGCAGAGATCGCGGCGAAGAAAGCATTGGTAGATGCGAAAGCTGCCGCCGACATAAGAAAGAGCGGTATTCCGAAGGTATCTGCAGGGCTGAACGACCTGCCGCCTGATGCGATAGCCGAGATATTGAAGAAAATGAACCTTCCTGCAAGCCCTAGAGGAATGGCTCTTAGGAGACCGAATGGATAAGATGACTAGTCGCGAACGAGAAAGACGTTTGCAAGAGATGATAAAGAAGGGGAAAAGCGCAGAGACGCTTTCCTCTTTTTTGACAGAGTTCCAAAAATCAGAGGAACACGCCGCAGTGTATGCACTTCTTCACACGTCAAAAGACCCGAACACCATACGTGCAGACCTACGTGCGGCGAAGAGATTTACAGACACCATGATTGCAATCATAAACACAGGAAAGATTGCGGAGTCCAAATTGGAGGATAACTAATGCCAGAGAACGAAACGCCGGTAGAATCCACTTTGACAGAATCTACGCCGGTAGAAACCAACGAAACGCCTGCTGAAGAAAGCCCTCGAATGGGGCTTCGCATTGACGAAAGAACAGGCAGGAAGGTTGTAGAGACCATCCCTAGCGGAGCAGAGGTGGAAGGACCCGAGAAAGCCGAACCAGTAGAAGAACAGGCAGAACAAGCTCAACAGCCACAGGTTCAAGAACCGCAGGTTCAACAACAACAATTCTATTCGCCTGCCGAGCTTTCCCTTGCTATTCAGATGGGGCAGGTGGACGAAAGCAGGATACCGCCTGAATATCAGCCGCAGTACCTCGCGATGAAACAGCAGAACGCTCCGGAACCACCGCCGCAAAAGAGTGAGACCGAGCTTCGGAACGAGTTCCTCGATGCGGTCAACAAGGCGGCACACGACAAAGCCATGAAAGATGTCGGCATCACCGAGGATGAGTTATCCATGGGCGAATTTTCCGACAACGACGAAATTCAAACCAAAGTATCCCGATACAAAGCTGCCCTTGATGTAGCACGGTCTCAAATCATCAGCGGATATAGCGAACAGGTTCGTGTCGAGCAGATGAAGGCACAACAGGAGAACGAGTTCAAGAAGGACGTGGCGGATTGGATTGACGAGCAGAGAACAGCCGAGCCGAACTTTGATGAAATCGGGTTCTTCATGCAGGAGCATTACAAAACAATGCCATACGAGAAAGCGGTCGCCATCGCTCCCGCTATTCAGAAAGCCATGCAAGGAAAGCTCGATCCGCAGTCTGCCGAAGTGGTAAAGAACTACTATGAAGATTGCAGAAAAGAGTTTTACGCAAAGAAGAACGGCACATCTACTACACCATCCCCACGTTCCCCATCCGTGGAGAGAAAGGGGACGGGACAGGATGTTGTTAAACCAATTGACTACGCGGAACAGCTTAGAGCCGCACCAGTGAGAGATAAATCTAAGATTGTAGAAGCATGGCTTAGCTCCATGAAGCGATAAACACACTTTTGTGTTTATATATATTCAGTTCCTGTAATTACCACCAAGGAGGAAAATAATGCCACAGGACGTAACAAGAAAGCTGGGGCCATCTAGTTCCCAGAGCGTAACCTATGAATCTGTAGGTCAAGCGGAAGATTATTCCCCGATACTCTACAACATCGACCCGACCTCGACACAGATTCTTTCCCGACTTCCAGAGGGCAAGGAAGTCACCGCCACTGATACTATGTGGATGACAAAACGCCTTGAACCACCGAGTGAAAACGCCCACCTCGAATACGAAGAATACAAGTATCACAAAGTAGGTTCTATTGAAGGGCTGAAAAACTATGTTCAGTTCTTCCAGAACACCGGTCTCATTTCTGACGTACAGCGTAAGGTCAAGAAAATTTACAATGTGCCGCAGGGCGATGCCATGAGCGAAGCCAAGACCGATGCGTTTACCAAGCAGGCACTTGATATTGAATACGCACTTATCACCAATGACAAGGCTCGCATGGGAAGCGAAACCGTAGCCCCTCTCATGGGCGGTGTTCCGTACTTCATGGATCTCGATACCCTTGATGTAACAGCGACCGCAGAAACCGGCGTATTCACCACCACCAAAGAACATAACCTCAAGACCGGCGATTTTGTCTACTTTATCGGTAAGAAAATGCCTGCCGGCATGAAAGCGGGTGCCGTTTACTACGTAAGACTTGATACCACCAACCCAAAAACGAAATTTACCATTTACGACAAGATTCAGGATGCTGTACGCGGCGATACCTCTGCGACTACGCAGGTAAAGCCGACCGACGCAGGCGCCGAAGTCAAAATCGTTAAATCCAACGTCAAGTCTCTCGGCGGAGCTGCACAGTACACCCTCGATGACATTGACGATGTAATGGCAATGGCGGCGAACCGCGGTGGTAAACCGACTGATGCCTACATGTCTATGGAAAATAAACGCCGCTTCTCCAAACTTGTTTCGGCGATGGCAACTACGCAGCGTCAGCCAAAAACCCGTTATGGCTCGGAAGTCGCAGATACTTACGAAACCGACGGCGGCGTAGTCACTGCACACTCCCATCGTATGTACAACTCCGATCGTATTGATATTTACGATTTCGACTACTGGGAACTCCGTTACTTTGAAAAGCCGCATGAAGTCAGCGGATTGGACAAGACCGGCACCTATGATAAATTCGTGCTGGAAACCAAACTGACACTCCAGGCATCTCAGCCGAAAGCGTCGGCGTCCATCATCGGCATCAAGAGATAAAAGCAATATGTTTTAGTTAAAGTGAAGGGAATGACTTAGCGTTATTCCCTTCTTTTTTATTTATGGGGTGCTGAAATGATTACCAAGCAGGAAATACGGCTGGAAGATGATGGGACTTGCTACCTTAGGAATACGGTAGATCTGTCAGGGGCTATCGCCCAAGCCAAGGAATATGATGAGATGGGCATGGGGAATGGCAAGAACGGCTACATGCTAGGTGTCATTCCAGAAGAAATGTACCAGTTTGACCCATGGCTTAAAGAAGCTATGGCGAGGAAGAGAGAAGGGGACATGGCAGGGTATACCACCTACATGCTGAAATTCTTCAAGGTTCATCAGGCACTTGCCGTAAACCATAAGAAGTGCATGTGGCATGGGTACGCCGTGCCTCTTATTACAAAGGATTCAGCAAGTCAAAGGAAGCCCGATGCGCTGAATCAGCTTTTGGAGACAGTATGATAAACGTCAAAGACATTATTCAGTCCGTGCGCTTCAAGCAGAAAGACAATAATGAGGTCAAGTTTTCTGATTACGACATTATCCAGTCTCTCAATGAAGCTGTGCGCTATATCAACAGAACCTTTGCACTAAAGAACAGTGATTTCCTTGAAAAAGAGGTAGAGTACCGCCTTGATGAAATCAATGCAAAGATTGACGAAGAAAATGAGACGGCAGAGGAGGAGAAACCGCGAATTGAATACAGTGATGGATTCGATTTGCCGGAAGATTTACTCTCTATTGTTTCCATCGTCACTATCAGATTCCGATACCCTCTCCACCCATGCCCTGCACAGAAGAAACCATGTCATCACGAGTTCAAAGTTCTGAATGGGAAGCTCTATGTGCTTGAGGATGTAGCCCTTCTATACAGATATTCCGTCAAGGCGGTCAAGGCAGACGATGTATTGGAACTTCCAGATATATTCTTAGACCTTATAGTCAAACTGACGGGCATGATACTGAATCAGAATCCGCAGGAAGATATTATGGCAGAAGCCAACAAGACACTCGCTGAAGAGCTTATTCCTGTAAGACGATACGCCAACAGGCGTGTATTCCCGATATGGAGGGTATGATGAAGGTAAAAGACGCTATAGCACGGCTTAAATCTGCAACCCACGACATATCTGACGAATACTCTACCGATGCCTGCCTTGAGTTTATAAACACAGCCATCCAGCAGGTGGCAAGTCTTTTGATAGCCGCCAAATGGCCCGTGCTTGCCAAGGAAACCACTATCAGGGACGGAGACAAGCTCCCTCATAACTACATGGGTGCGTGCGGCACATACCCAATTCGCATGACAAGCAATGTAGCAACCATCACCGACGGAAGCGACAGCGTGCGGTTTAGGTATTTTGCCACGCCAGACCTTGTTGGGGAAGACGATGATTTTCCGTTTGACCACGAAGCAATCAACGCGGTAATACTTCGTAGTGCGATACTTCTTGCCCTGAACGAAAATGAGTATGATGTGACGCAGGATAGCAACATCATCAGCACGCTCGAACAGGCTATCAGCACGGGAATGTCATGAGTGAAAAAGAGAAAGCCTACATAGAAGCCCCTGACCTTCCCAACGTAGTACAGGGGGATGGGCGATACCTGATGACGCAGCTTAGACGGTATCTTGCCGCAATAGCTGAACAGGTAAATCTTGCCAACGGGTTTAAGGCTAATGAAGAAATAGGGAGTTCAGGGATTGCTCCGCCGCCAAACTTTACGCTTACATTTTCTGTAGAGGGCGGCGTGTTCAAATGGAGCGACCCAACCTACTACAACAAGCTCGCCTACTATGAAGTGCGGACGAATACCGCAGTCGGCACTTTATCGGGACTTCTCGAAAGAACGACCAACAACTACTCTTACAAGATGCCTGTATCTGCCGTAGGCACGGCATATCTTTATGCAGTCCTGCAAGACGGAACGGCGTCTAACGGCTCGGCATTGCAGTATAGCAAGAAACGCCCCGAAAAGCCGCAAGACATAAACATGTCAAAGAACGCGCAAGGGACGCTGATAAACTTCACCTTTATCCCTTTGGACTGTATCGGCGCACACATATATGTGAATGGCATCATGTATGAGACGCAGGATAACTGGATGCTCTACACGGAAGATGCCGACCAAATCAGCGAGATAGCAGTCGCTTACTACGATAGTTTCGGAGAGGGCGAGAAAGGCTATCTTTATTGCAAAATACCGCAAGTACAAGACTTTATCGTGGAAAGAAACGGCGCAGTCCTTGACTTTTACTGGAGAAGCGTGGGGGTGCAGGGTGTAGGATATGCTGTACGTGCTTCAACCACGCCCTCATGGAAGAACGGGCTTGAAATCTTCAAGACAGAGCTTTTGAAGAAGAAAATGGAATACCCTAACACAGGGGATATTTATTTCTTAATCAAGGCATATGATGAACACGGCAACTTCTCACAAAATGCATCGTGGTTTCTTTTGACGACTGTGCAAGACCAACAGAAAAACGTCATAGTTGATTTCGATGAGCATCAGACTATGTATACAGGCAACAAGGTTGGCACTTACTACGATACAGAAGCGCACGGGCTTAGGCTCTCAGAGGGCGTATTCAATGGTGAGTACATCTCTGCCGGGCATCTTCCATATACCGCAAGGGCTAGAAGCTGGGCGGATTACAAAATAGAGGGCATATCCAATACAGATATTGTGATTTCCGACTTGGACTTCTCGTTGCTTGATGACCGTGCCAAAACTATCAACATGGTGGGTGGCGTAGTGGCAGACCTTGATGGCATTGAGATTAAGACTTATATCGCAGACAAGAACGCAGACAAGAGCGCACTTATTGAAGCTCCGCTCGATGAGAACTTGCAAACAATGGCAGGAGAAGAGCCAACAGAACATATTCATTGCGATGCGTTTGATTATGCAAGATGGACGAAGGGACTAAAGCAGAACGAGCTGACCCGCCTTGCATACAAGCTGCCTACAGGAGCTTCCACGTTTTCACTTACGTTTAATATAAAAATCTTAAATTCGCTTGAACCATCTGCCATTGCTTCTATAGGAGGGGAAAGTGGGGCTATTTATCTTCGTTATGATGATGGGCTTGTTCTTGTCGGAAGTGATGGACTATCCCAGAAACTCCCGCTAAAGCCAAGCACCATGGACATAATCACCATCGGGGTTTCGCAGTCGGATACAGAGCGAATCCTGTATGCGCTTAACAATAACGCGGTTCTTCAAGGGACGGCGCAATACAAAACCATTAAAGCACCGCCGATCGGAATCATGACGACGGTTCGTTTCAACAGTTGAGGTGAACATGCAAAAAGATAATTTTAGCGTACATGGCGCAGTAACGCTTGTACTTCAAAGAAAGGACGGCGCATGCATTGCGTCCCGCCACAACAATATGGTACTGGACGGAGGCATTGATTTTTTGTGCAATGCATTCGGCGCAGGTTCAACCAGACCTAACGTAATGGACCATATCGCCGTTGGCACCGGAACGGCTGCGACCGCTGCGGGAGACACCGAACTTGTATCAGAGCTTCTTAGGAAGGCGGCGTCTTACTCCCACTCCGCAGGAACTGCAAAGCTTACTGTGCAAACTACATTCAATGCAGGAGAAGCAACAGGCGCAATCACAGAAGCAGGCATCTGCAATGCTTCAAGCGGCGGCACCTTCTTTGACCGTGTAACATTCCCCGCAATTAACAAAGGAGCAAGCGACGTTCTCACCGTTACTTTTGAAATAACGCTGACCCGTGCTTGATATAAAAACTTACTGGCGTCCGTTCTTTATTGACGATACAAGCAAAATCTACATAGACGGTGCGGCTGATACGATAGACCGTTTCGGATCCAATGATATCTATGATATAAAAACTTACTGGCATCTGTTCTTTATTGACGATGCAAGCAATATCTACATAGATGATGCGACCGATACGATAGACCACTTCGGATGCAATGCCATATGTGTCAAAAGCGGCGAAGGGCTAACCATTTCCGGAACAGACAGAGAGGCTGCCAGATATTACAAATCGTTTTCCAGTGCAATTTCCGTATTTGCAAGAGACGCGAAGGCAACGCGCCTTCAAAAATCAGGAACCATACGTACATCGGAATTTGTTTGGAAAAAATGCGAGGTCGTAAAAAAAGAGACGCTCTTAAATAGCCTTCTCATGCGTTCGCAGGCTTCTTTTGATAGATTTATCAAAGAACATATGCAAACGATAGAAATGCCGTTTAAACGCATTTATAAGCCATTCGCAGAAAACACTGCCCTAAGAGATGCTAAAATGGCAAATACTGTCAAGCATAATCAAGATGCCATAGCGTCGTCGGAGAATTTCTCAAGACTAGCTAGGTTCGCACGTGAATTTAGCGAGCCGATGACCGTGGCGGAAGATTACAGGCGGCTTGTGGATCTGTTCAAGAGGGAAAACGAAATCAGTATTCGCTCAATTCGGATTAAGCAGACGCCTTGTGGGGTGCTTTCGGATATAGTCGTGAACAATCATGCCATAACGCTCGATGAATTTAACCGTCTTGCAAATAAGGCATCGGGATACAATTCCTTTACTGAGTTTAAGGTTGGCGAATACGAATACCAAGACGCGTTATACAGACTTGCAGTCAAGAAGAAGAACTCCGCGTCCAATCTGCTTGTGTATGATTATACGATTCATGTAGACATAGACGATGTAAAAGACAGAGGAACGGCAGACATCCCTGCCGAAGAGACGAAAGTGTACTTTAACCGAACCTATTACACAACGCCTGATGTGGTTGTCATCGTGTGCGGCGGGACAGAAGGAAGTGTGGTTATCCCGAGCATCACAGGGCAGGGAGAGGACAATAGAGGGAAATACTTCAAAATCATTCTAAAAGACGCAACAGGGAAAGTTGTTGCAGGGAGAATTTCTTGGAATAGTAATGGGTACTAAAGTGATAGACAACGAAACTATTTTTATCATATCGGGGATACTTGGGATATGGACATGGCTATTCAAGGCATTTGTCATTGAATCCCTGCAAAAGTCCATAGACAATCTTGCGGATACCATAGCCGACACGACGGACAAAGTTCACTACCTCGATACAACGGTTCAAAAGCATGATGTGGTTATTGAAGATATAAACCACCGTGTGGAGAAGCTCGAACATGAAAGCCATAACTGAGTTTCTAAAAAAGACCATGGACAATCTGAAAAGCAGGAAATTTGACAATCCTGTCATGAAGGTGGTCATATTCTACCTGCTTTTCGTTGTTCTGCTTCTGTTCACGTGGTATGGGGCGTGGATGTATGCATTCTGCAAGACAGGAGCATCCGACTTGGATGCACTGTCAAAATTCATAGTTATTGTTTTGGGTGCTACAGGGTTCTTCGGGTTTATTATGGCGTGCTTTGTCGACAAGAATCATAATGGAATCCCTGACCAGTTTGAGCAGCCAAAGAAAGGACCGGTGCAAGATGAAAAGCATAATCGACATTTCTGACTACTCAGAAAACCTCAACTGGAACATCATCTCGCAAAAAGAGGATGGCGTTATCATAAAGATTTCAGAAGGGCGATCCATCGCCGAATTATTCCTGGAACACGTAAGAGATGCCATTTCAGCGGAGATGGAATGGGGCGTGTATTGCTTGTCTCACGCAGAAACCACGGGAAGGGCAGAAGAAGAAGCCTGCAAGGTTATATCTGTATTAGACGAGATTGGCATGCCGCCGCTTCACATATGGTTTGATATTGAACCATTCATGGCAGAGAGGGTTGATGCCGATGACCTGACTGCTATAGCAAGTGCATTCGTCAGTGAGTGCAACGCGAACGGCTATGAGTGCGGGATCTACGGAAACTATTCCTCACTAAGCAAGCTCCGAACAGACTTGATGGGTGACTATATTCCTTATTGGTCGGCAGAACCGGGAAGTACGCAATGCGACTTCAAAGAAGAGCATCCAGAGCTTACCGTGAAGGCATGGCAGTATGAGTTTGATAATACTGAATACGGCGGTGTTGCTGACAAGAATGTGTGGTGGGATGAATAAATGCAGAAATTTTCTGACTTTTCCGAAAACGAGCATCTCAATGTTGGCATCCCAAAAATGTACGACGATATTGTCACGGCACTTAGCAGCTCTAGCGGCAACGCGTTCCCAACTGCTAACCTGCAAGTCGGCATGGTGTGCTATAGAACAGATTTGAAGCAAGGATACCGGCTCTCTTCATTGACTAATGGAAGTCCAACATGGACGCTTTGCGAAGATTCCAACATCCCGTTCAATAATGGATATTTTGACGGGGATGGCAATGAAATAGCAAAAACCTACTTAAAGCTGAAAGACAGGCTTTTTACCGTTGATTCAGACGGCGACATAGTATTGAGGTGAACACATGCAAGACTACACACCACTTGGAAGCACTGCTACCACTACAGTGAAAGAAGGCATACTGAACCATGAAAAGAATATCAATGCGCTTAGGTCTACATATAGCGGAACTGCTTTCCCAACGGGAAACCTTGTTGCAGGATTGAAATGTTATCGCACAGACCTTGGGAAAACATATACGTATAACGGGGAAACGTGGGATGATTCAGTCAACACTTCTTCACTCACTGTGTCAGGTGAAACCAGTGTTCCGACACCATCGACGACAAACAATTCAAAAACCATCGCTAATACTGAATTTGTCCATGCCGCGGTAAGTGATTTAGTTAATGGCGCGCCGACTGCATTAGACACGTTACAGGAGCTTGCAACAGCACTGGGGAATGACCCTAACTTCTCCACTACCGTATTAAAGAAGATAGGCGAGAAAGAAAGCAAGGCAGACGCACAACTAGAGCATAAGAGACTACAGGATGCAATCCCGACTAAGGTATCACAATTATCGAATGATAGCGGATATCAGAAAACGGCTGAAATCCCCGTTGCGTCGCAGACGCAGAATGGGTACATGAGCAAGTATGACAAGGCAAAGCTAGACGGTATATCATTAGATTCCTATGTGCTTAAAACTGAGTTAGGCAACTATGCTCTTAAAACAGATCTGAGCGGCAAACTGGATAAAACAGGCACGGCAGCTGCTGCAATCAAGGCAACACAAGATGGAGCAGGAAATGTTATTGCAACGACTTACATCAAAACAATCAATAATTTAAAGCCAGATGACAGCGGTAACATCAATATTAGCACCGGCGGCGGGAGTGGTAGTGGAGTAAGCACGTCTACACAGAACACATGGACGGCTAAGCAAAACTTTCAGCACTTAAAATTCGATTTTGAAAGTTTTGCCACATCACGTATCAGCGGCACATACGATAGCCCTTCCAAGTCTGTAGCAGCCTACAATGTAACAGGCGCGCTTACGCTGGATATGTCCACGTTAGCGGGCATGATAGGCAATGGTGATACATCAATATTTACAGCCTACATAGCGTCTAATGGCTCTTATGCATTGAGCATCACTAATGCTGGCACTCTAAAATATGCCGGAAGTGCTTCGGATTTAGCGATAACAGCCAGCGGCCTACTTTTAAATATCTTTTTGACTAAAAATAGTAGTGGTGTCGTGACAAGCATTGCGCAAGCGACAAAATTATCATGAGGTGTTAGGTGTTATGGGACTGAATCGTATTTTGATGAAGGCTAATGGCAGTACCATTGAAGGTGACGGCGAATTTATCATGACCATGGGACAGCAAGGTTATCAATATGGCTACAGCCGTTATAATGCTACTATCGGCGAAGTCGAAGGCAATGTGCAACACGATGGCAAAGCCGTTACTCTTGTGATGCTGTGTTATTATAGTGGCTTTCTTGATCTTGCTTTCAATGTCGAGGGTGTCACTGGGGGCAAATACAATGTCACTGTTAAAGTAACGTCAACGGAAACAAATGAAAATGTACGCATTGACTTTTCAAGCATTCAGTATCAGAGCCATATTCCCGGCTTCTATGAATATACGAATAATCTAACTTCTGACGCTGTGCGTATGTTTTCAAAGGCAAACGTAGGTAAGAAGTTTAAGGTCGAAATTATCTTTAACTAAGCAAGGAGCAAATAATGAAAACGTATACATATAAAAC